GGGGGGGTTTGGTGGGGGGGGGAATCAGCGTTCTGTCCTTGCAGGCTGAGCCAAGCTCAGCGCCACAGGCCAAAATCATCGTACTCCGTCCGTATCTTTAGCTCGTAATCGAGAGTGAGTATCCTGTCCATGGCTGCACAGCAATAGTGCATCTCGTGTCCGAGTTTGCCAAACACGTCGTCTACCTCCACCATCTCGTCGACGGTGAGGCCATAACGGCGGTACAGATTCTCAGAGGGTATGAAATATTCTGGGTAACCCTCTTCCACGACTTTCCAGCCGATTTCTCTCTTTACTTGCTCTGTCCACTCGGGTCTAACTACACCTGCTGCGGCTCTCATGTTATCCAACAGCCTGCAATGACTGTATGGGTATGCACCCTGTAACAACGACGCTTGGAAGTCTCTACCTCTCTCCTCTAAACTCCCTCGGCCGGGCAAATCGCCACGGCACGTACCGGAGAGCCTAAAGAGGACTCCTAGGTTGAGGAAGGGTCTCCACTTGCCTGTAGTATCCTTACAAGGCGAGTGTTTCAAAAATTGGAGTCGTTCCGGTAGAGCGCAGCGCTCAACTGAAACGAGGTAGCCGACCTCAGCTGCGATGTCTTCAATACTTCGCAACTCGGGGTTGTAGCGTCGCGCAATGTGGCGCATGAGAATTTTGTTGACGAACGTGTTGATGTCCGTCGTCAAGGTGCTGCCGGACCACAGAACGGGCCCATTTGGATCGAGAATGACTTTATTCCGCCTTTCGTAAACGTCACTGACCACGATACATTGTGAGAGTTGCTCAATCAAAACTGCATACTCATCAGCAAACTCGCAAGGTACGAGCCGGCCTAGAGCTGCAAAGACGGCAGGACCATGTGACCCGTCGCACTTCTTGATGTCAATGTTGTAATAGTGAATTTCGTTATTATGGCGGATGGCTAGAGATGAGTCATCGGAGAAAACGACGGCAAAGAAGCGACCATCCGGAGAGATGAGCCGCTCAAAGATGTCGTCCAGTTTGGCAAGTGCGGGTGACGCGGTGAAACGGATTGTACCGCCGTCAACTATCCAGTCTTTCGTTAAGCCTATCTTCAAAGCGTAGGTCAGCAGTATGCCTTGTAACGAGGCGGGACAACCAAAGTCGCCAATAGCCCTAGGGTAACTGGATTGTTTGATTATCTCGTCTGGTTTCTGCTTGAAAACTAGGACTGGTCGCCTACCATCCTTAACATGCTTCTCACGCATCCACAGCCTCATTCCTATATCTCCAGTGGAGACTAGGTCTTTATAAGCCTGGATTCGCAGGAGGCGCTTCTGGTGCGGATCGGCGTGTCGCTCTTCTAGTTCGGCGTTAATTCCGAAGTAGTAGGTGAACGCCACACTCGCTAACTGTTTTAACTCCTCTAAATCTTCGTCCAAATTGGCAAAGAATACGAGCTGATTAGCACACAAACGTTGATCGAGGCCAATTTCATCGGGCTCTCGAATGGCTGTCATCCGCCTCATCATGCGGGACTGACAATGATTACAAACACAATTGACCGCCCCATCGTGGGAAACACATGGGCCGAAACACGTGCGGTAGCGCTTGTCCAATTCAACATCTGGGTGCTCGGGAAATTTTATTTCGCCATCAACGAAGAACTTCCCGCCCGTAACAACGGTAAACCGGTTGTTGTACACAAACCTCTTATCGGCGGTGGTTTTTACCGGTCCCACCCTAAAAACGGGGCGCCAGGTTGGGACAGAATCTGGCGACCCCCGGGTCGAAAATTTGGCTGCTTAGTGATGCGACCAGCAGCGTTACGACGCCGGACACCTATCAACAGGGCTTGGTTGATAAG